AAAGCAATTAATTCAACTGCGAGTTCAAGTAGTTATGTGACTGCTAACATTACCCTTTAAAATGATTGAATTTTAGTTTATAAAAATATTATGAAAAATAGTTCTGACAAAACAAGTTTATATACGAATCGTGAAGCCATTATTGAGTTGAAAGGTGAGATTAAATTGGTTTCTCAAAGAATAGATACAATAGAGAATAATCATTTAAAGCATATCCAAGCACAGATTAGTAGAATTTCATGGGTACTTTATTCTGTGGCTTTTATGATTCTAGCACAAGTGGTGGTTGCTTTGAAAGATTCAATTTAGGAGGATATTATGTCAGACCATACAGAACTAATGGATAGAATTAAAAAACATGAAGGATTTGTTAATAAAATTTATAAAGATAGTTTAGGCAAAGCAACTATTGGTTTTGGTCATTTAGTGACCAAGCATGATAAATTTGAAGAAGCAAAAGAATATTCAAAAGAGGAATTAGAATATGTATTCAAAGATGATTTTAATAATGCTTTGGCACATGCTAATTCTTTAATGGATGGTTTAAATTTACACCAAGAAACTAAAAATGTTATTGTAGAAATGGTTTTTCAATTAGGTGTAGGTGGTGTTGGTAAATTTAAAAAGATGTGGGAAGCATTGCAACATCAAGATTATAATAAAGCATCTAAAGAAATGTTAGACAGTCGTTGGGCTAAACAAACACCAGGAAGAGCAGAAGAACTTTCTGCCATTGTTAGAGGATGTAGATTATGATACCTTTAGGATTATTAACAAAATTAATACCAACAGGATTAAAGGTTGGTATGTCTATAATGAATAATAGAAGAGAAACTAAAAGATTAGAATCTGTGGCTCAAATGAGACATATGGAGAAAATAGCAAATGGGGAATTAGAATATAAAGAGACAGTTATAAAAAATCAGCAATCAGGTTGGAAAGACGAATTTGTTTTGATTCTCGTTTCAGCTCCAGTAATGCTTTTAATTTGGTCTGTCTTTTCTGATGACCCACATATACAAGATAAGGTAACAAGATTCTTTGATTTATTTGGTTCGATGCCTATGTGGTATCAAATTCTTTTTGTCTCAGTAGTGGCAAGTATATATGGAATTAAAGGTGCTGATATAATGAAAAGGAAATAACATATGGTAAGTCTGCATGAAATTAGTGACACTTTTTTTCTTAATAATAATTGTAACATCTCCTGATGTTGATAAGATTCAATACAAATCATTTAATGCATATAGTACTCTAGAACAATGTCAACAAGTCGCTATGGGTTTGCAAAAGCAAATGGAAGATGTTGAAAAGCAAAAAAATAGACCTTACTGGATGCAAGCATATTGCTTACCAGTAGGAGCATTTGAAAAAAATCTCATAAAACCTAAAGAAAAACCTAAAGAAAATAAGAATACAAATGAAACATCGACATAGGAATTTTTTAAATGAAACGAATATTATTTATAATTATACTAGCAGTTTCAGTTGGTTCAAATGGCTAAAGCAGCACAGTGGGGTGCCAAAGTTGTATATACAAAAACTTGCAAAGGCACAAGTATAGGTCGTAGACCTATTACTTCTACAATGAATAAAAACAAGCGAAGAAATTTCAAAAAGTATCATGGACAAGGAAAAGCCAAATAATATGTCCTTTTAAACACTCATAGCCACCCATATACATGTTTTTCACATTAGATGGGGTATAACCTACCCTCTAATTCCGATGATATTATTAGCATTCAATTTTTGAATTTCCTTGATTTTACCAATTAATTTTTCAATATATTTTTCATCAGTTGCATAATTAGTTAAAGTCTTGGCTAATTCAATAACATCAATCCTGCCTTCATTTTGTTGCTTGATTCTTAACTCTCTGAATTCAGAATATGCTTTATGATTATTTAATAAACTAATATAGTATCGGATACAGTCGCATTTAGTTTTAAAAATTTTCAATCCCCATTCTGAATCTGGATTGTTTTTTGATTTAATTTGCTTTTCTTCTTTATTGAAAGTTCTAATGCCAAGGATATTATTTCCTTCAGCTGAAAATCTAGAATTACCATAATTACTTTCTAGACTAGATTGAGCAATAATAAGTTCAGAAGGAATTCGTTTTGGCAATGATACTTTAAAGTTTAAAAAATTAACACATTTATCTACTGCTTTAATAAAGGTAATCTCATCAGCATAATTAAACTCTGGTTCGAAAAAATCTAAAGCAAATAATTCTTTCTTAATCAATAATTCAGTTTGTGTAATGACATTTTTTTTAACATAAAAATTAGGAACAAAAGTTCCTATAACAAAAGATAAGATGAAAGAAAATATTACTCCGAAGATTACAATAGTTAATTTTTTGAAATCTATTTTCACTTTTTCCTTCTTCCGAAGTAGTGTTCAGATGGTTCATAATCCCATCTATGTCCTGGATGTCCTCTAAATTTGGCATACCACATTCTTAATCTTACTATCCATTTTCGTACAGGTCTAGGCATTATAATCTATAACTCATTGAAGTTTGGGGTTGAACTAAATGTAGATTCTTAATGGCTCTAGTTAAAGCAACATAGAACACACGATGTTCATCATCAGGTGTTAGTTGCATGCCCATATAAGATTGTCTAGAAACATCTGACATTACAATAACATTATCTGCTTCTGCACCTTTACTTGCATGGATAGTATCTATTCTAATTCGTGGTTCTATTCTAGGATCTTCACCTCTGCGTAAACACGCCACCAAGTATTCTCTATCCTTTAAATTAACACCTTTGAAAGCATCATGCCATATTCTAGAAGTATCAAGTCCTAACATTTTAGAATTATAAGTTCTACTCGCATCAACTTTCTTTTTTATCTTTAATTTTTTAAAAACTAAATTTATATCTGAACCAACAATACTTTTATTTTTTCTTAATTTTTCATATGCTTGTATGGCTCTAATTAAAGTTTTTTCAAAACTTAATTTTCCTTTTGTTGAATATAAATAACCTTGTTCTCTAACTAACATTTCGTAATGCCTTAATAAATAATAGTTTCTAGCAATCAATAGCCAAGACCCTTTTGACAAATCAATTCCTTCAACTCGATTATGCCAAAAAACTTGACCTTCTCTATCAGATGGTTGGTAGATTTTATTCCTTCTTACCTTAATTCTGTTCAAGATTAAACTACTTTGTTTAAAAACTTCTTTAGGTTGTCTATATGACTTCTCTAATACTTCAACCTTGCCTTTTAAATTAATAAAGGTATCCACATCTGCACCTGACCATTTATATATAGCTTGGTCATCATCCCCACCTACATACACTCGCTTGGCTGTTTTAAAGGCAGTACTAGCAACTTTCCACTGCAAAGGTGTTAGGTCTTGTGCTTCATCTATAATCGCTACATCAATATCCAAGGTTGCTTCTGAACTAACAAATCGTTCTAGCATATCTGAATAATCAATTAATTGCATATCTTTTTTGTAAGTCAATAAAGTATCATAGAATCTTTTTAACTTGAACCAATCAATAGAACTCCCATGCTTGCTCCATGCTTCTTTTAAGTCCTGTAAAGTATTTCTACTATATTCTAAAATTCCTAAACATTTATTTCCCTCTGGACCATGTGCAGGAGACTCTAAATCAACAAAGCCAGTATAGGTCATACCTAACATTTCACAAACCTTTTGATAGTGAGTATTGTCCATAACTTCAGTTCTACTCATTCCTAATCTTCTAAAAGCCATAGAATGTAAAGTACGAAACCAAGGAGTTTGTTTTTCAGTTAAATCTATTCTTTTCCTAGCACCATATGCTGCTTGTCTTGTAAAACTAACATAGGCAATTCGTTCTGGTATAGTACCAGCTTTAATTTCTTCATCTACAATTGCAATAAGTCTAGTTGTTTTACCAGTTCCAGGACCACCTAATATAATTGTTGGATCTACTTCAAACACTTTCTGCTGCTTCTTTCATAATATTATTAGCTTTTTCTCTTTTTGTCATATGGCTTTCGTTAATAACTCCTAGTTCATAAACATATGGATTAACATATTTTTGTCTAAACTTTCTATATACTTCTTGCCAACCTATTTGGTGACCTTGATATATATGTTTAATTTTAGTCTCATCAAGACTTTGAAGTCTTGGATGTCTATTAATATAACCCACCCATTTTATCCAACCACAAACAATGTGAGCAAACTCATGAGCCACTGTACAAAGAATATGATATCTTTGGTCATCACTTTTAAAGCAACCTATATCTTTATATCTAATAATAGAGCCATACTCGGTATTGAAACATTTATGTTTCATTTTCCAATCCATTACACCAGTCTCTTTATTAAACCATTCTTTATCATTCCAATTATCTAAATCAGTTTTGAAACTAATACCCCATCTGAAATGTTTTGGTTTGAGTTTGGCACCATTGAAACGATATGCCTTATACTTATATCTTATCTCTTGTCGGTGAACACTCATATATCCAGCAGAAGAAGTATTACCATGCTTAGAAAAAATAAATCCTGTTCTCTTTTTTAATCTTCTTAAGAGTGAATCTTTTCTATTGTGTTTGTTTGTGTAGTTTATAATCCAGGAATTTTCTTCATTAACTGTATCTAAAGACATTTGTGTTAATGTCTTCAAAACTAAATCAAGATATGCATCACTTCCAGAATTGTAAGATTGTTTTAATTTTATGCTTTTGTGCATTTTATTCTCCTTGGTTCTAAAAGTAGTATATATTATTTCATCACAAAAGTATATGCTAAAATTTATCAGGATAGTCCTTAACTTTAGGTACATTAAAATTCTCATTCTGTTCTGCAAAGACTGGAACAGACCAACACTGAATATTTTTTCCTTTTTCAAAAAATTGATGATGCTGTGCTCCAACAGTCCGCAAGGCATTCCAAAGTTTTCTTCCATCAAAACCAACAAACCTTTGTTGTTGTAAAAATTTTTGAAAATCTCCAGAACGAAAATAAACTCTTTTTTCTTTTTCATCAACCCATGGTTTTCCTAAAATCATTTCATCTCGAGTTTGTGCTTGAGCAAATCCAGTACAGAAATCCTCTAAAAAATTTATCAACTGACCTTTATTACCAGCATCAGAAGGTGCTTCTTGCTCTTCTGCATTCTCACATTTCTCTTTCATTAAAGCTGACCATTTGTTTTGTTTAATTAGACTAGTCATTATAGTTAATTCTTCTAGAACAACCTTTTGAAATTTTCTTTGAAGTAATAATGTTTCGGTATCCATTTCTACACGAGCACCATTAATATCTACAATCCAAGTTGGTGGATCTGTTTTTACCTTAATAACTCCAACAATTTCTACACCTACATCATCGCTACCACCTCCAACACCATATTTTCTACCTAAACATATTTGTCTATTACAAAAGTCACAAATCGGTTGGTCATTACAACGATAGTTATAATTTTTCTTCATTACTGCCTTAACCAATCCTGCTACTTCTATATGACCAAGTGGTGGATTCATAAATTTAGTATTCATTTCATCTAAATGATGAGCCAAATCATCTTCGCCATATCTTTTCCTAATATACACTCCTAGATTAAATAAACCTTGATTTCTACTTCCATCAGGAAAACCCATTTTAGATAAACTTTGTAAACATGGTGGACCACTTTGCAATGAAGGATCTTTTTCTAAAATAATTTTCTCTAAATCATCTTTAGAAACTGCAAGAGAATCAACCAAATCTAAAAATTGTTCTGCTAATAAAGGTTTTTGATTTTTAATAGCATGTCGAGTTGGTTTGTTAGTATTAAAGTATGGCATATTCAACCAATTACCAAAGTCTTTTTTACTTGCTAGTCTAACTTGTTTAGGAAATATTTCTACACCACTATAACCTAATGCCACAGCAATTTCCATTAATTTGTTTCTAACTATTTTAGCATCAGTAAATTCTTTTAAAAAGAAATATAAATGAGCACCCCCACTTTTTGTTTTACAAATAATTAAAGGAAGTTTTAATTTATTTAAATCTTTTTCTAATTTTTGAAAATCTAAATTATAAATATCAACATCAATAGCACCCCACTTACACATACCATCATCTCTTAAAGGAAATATTCCTAAACCATATTCACCTTTTAAATGTTTAAGCCAAAGTTCTTCTGTGGCTGGTTCTTGCTTGGTCAAAGCATTGCCTTGCTTTTTACCTTTCTCAGTTATAACTCCAGATAATTGATAAGAACCATGTGCTCGTTCTAAACCAGAAAAAATATCTAAAAATCTTTTTTGCATATTAATGTTCATGACCAACTTTATATTTTAAATTTAGATTTTTATCTAAAGTAAATTTTAATTTAGGATATTTGAATTGTCTATATAATTTTCCTTTTTTATTTTTGAATATATTAGGATATCTATCTTCAATTGTTTGACAACATTCAATCCATTTTTCACTATAATTCTCTGGTATTGTTCTAGTTCCAGATTCTAAAGGTTGATGTCTAGCATGCTTAACACTAGCATCAACAATAGCAGTCCAACCCCCATTGTGCCATACCTTTGCTGCCCATTCAGAATCTTCTTTAATAACTAAATTGGAATCAATACTTCCTATTTTATTAATAATAGATAATCTTGTGACCCATAAAACTCCTATTGCTGCATGAAATCTAATTTCATTTGGTTTGAAATCTCTCATGAATGCTTTATAGCCACCTAAAACTGCAATTGTCCAAAATCTATCATCATTAAACATTGGTGCTAGCATTTTTTCTATTGCCATTGAACCAACCACACAATCATCATCAGCTTGAAAAATATATTCATTACCAATCTCTTGGGCTATATCAAATGCTAATTTCCTTTGTGAACCAAGTGATTTAATTGGATTGTATCTATCAATATAAGTATTACCAGAATCTTTAATTATTTGTTTTATTTCATCAGTGACTGCTATTTGACTATCATTATTATTAGGAATAACGAAATCTGTTTTTAATTTACAATGTTTAATATAACTTTTAATACATCTTGTTAATAGTTTTGTTCTATTCATAGTTGGAATACAAAATGTTATTCGTTCTTTTAATATTCTATCTATCATTTCCTATTTCTTTCCCTTCTCTAAAGGTTCTGGCTTGAACGTGTCCCTTTTTATTAATATAGGTACACCATCCACTGAATTTAGGATATTTGAGCAATAAACTTTTAAATAATTTTTTCCAACTCATTGCTTCCAGTTCTTCAGTTTCTCCACTCTCTTTGGTTATGGTATATTTATATCTCATATTTTTAAAATCGCAGGCGAACTGATTTACTTATAACTCGCCTGCGACCATACGACATTTAACTATTTTAGGTGCTCCTTACACCATTTATTATTAAAATTGACTATTAGTAGTGGTGCTGTTTCCTGGTGTAACATTAGGATCTCCAGAAATTTTCGCATCACCAGCTTTAGCCATACCTCTAAAATCCTGTGCCGATTTAAACAAATTGTCATTTGTTATCATTACAGGCTCTCCTTCGATATGAAACCCAAACCATGAACCTCTATCGTTTGTCTCTTGCCTAGTGGTAAGAGTCCAAACATGAGAAAACATAGGTGCTTTAAATCTACTACCATCTTTTCTTTGAATAGATAGATTTTGCATCCTAGTCATCCATGCTCTAGATTTTTTTATCTGAGAAGATTTCATAGTCAATATAACAGGCTCTGGTTGTCCATCGACTATATTTAGAACGAAATGATACCTCGTGTCAGAAAGTACATTTCCCTCGGGTGTTAATAATTCCAAAGGATTCTTTGGTGATGGATTAGCATTTTGTACAACATCACTATCTGGTGAGTGTACACCTCTTAATCCTCCACCTTTATCTCTTGGAACCCACTCAACAAACTTTCTAGAGTAGTGACAAGGAATTACATTAATTCCTTTTTTACCATCAGTAAGTTTCCCAGTGGTTAGGTTTGCAAACATTCCAGCTTTTGCTCCATTTATATAGGAAGCATTCTCTGGATCTGTTTGGTCAGACATTTTCTGCAATATTTGTAGGAACGGAATTGCATAAGAATCGCTAGTTGCTTCTTCAAACCCAGCACCAGCATATTTCTCAACATCTGCCATCGAGATTGGTACTTTCGCACCATTCTCTTTTTTGGCGACTTCATTATTTGCCATTTGTTTTTACCTCTTTGTTTATAGTTATATCTAATAAGTTTAGCGACCATTAGACTCAAGTCGTTTCTCTGCTTTCGCTCTTTCAGCACAGCCAAGCATAGTTAATCTATACTCATCTGGGAAAGTATCAGTAGCAAGGAAACCTTTTTCGACAAGAACTTTAGCAACTTCTTGATTCTTACTTCTTGTTGAATAAGAAATAGAATATCTAGTTAGTTCATTGTCCGAATCTTTTTGATAAATTAATATTGTTCTATCAAGTGGTATTTCTTTTTTTAGTTCAGTATTAATATTTGATAAAACATGTGATAACTCTATCATTTTTTCACCTCCCTTAATGTTGCTTGTACTACTCTTTGAACACCGAGTTCTTCCATCGGAACAGCTTTGCCTTTTTCGATATCATCTTTTACTAATGCTTTAAATGAACCAGTGTGAATATTCTCTTCACGAGTGACATCCAAACCAGCTTTCTCTATATAGGCATATACATCAGCAGCAACATTGTCTTTACCTTTACCAACTTGTGCGATGATTTCATTTCGTATCAATCCTGTATGTCGGTTGTCTCTTAACCATTTAATAACAAATGGCTTTCTTTCTCTAGTGATTGATGCAAAATATTTTTCAGCTTTACTTAATTTGAAAATTTGATTATCTACTTCTATTTCAGTAGAAATCAAATCCAACTCGTTCATCATTTCAGGTAAATCTTCAAATTGTATTTTATTTAATTTCTTCGTTTCCTCTTTCAAGGCAGAAGTTAAATCATCTACAATTTTTGATTGACTAACAAGTTTTTTACTTAAAGTGATAACTCCAGACAACTCGGTGTTATCCATTTTCTTTTCGGCTTTTTCTATTTTTTCTATTATACTCATTTTTACCTCTGTTCTATTTGTTCTACATTATATACTAAAAAGATTACATATCAAACACAACTTTTATATAATCTCTAATTTTACTATCCCAATATAACATATTGATTTTTCCTGCGTTATTTTGGGCAGCAATTACCCCAGAAACGACCATAGCAGTAGGATTTCCTATTGCTAGTAAAAAGTCATCACTAGAAAAATTCTTTAAACCTTCTTTTAAATTACTTATCATTGGTTCAGTATCAATAGGTAATGAACCATGTGGAAGTAATACTTTTACATCACCAAACTTTTTAGCTGGTGATAAATCAAATGCTTGTACCCATTGACCAGTCTTCGGATCTCGTTTCCTTGGTTCTTGGGGTATATAAACTACAGCCATTCTCTAAAATTATCTCCTGTTATAAAATATGCTAACTCTTGCTTATTGATTAATACCTTAATTATCTTAGAATCTAAAGTCTTTTCCGCAATTAAGTCATAATAAAGCACATTCTCAGTTTGACCAATTCTATGTGCTCTATCTTCAGATTGATTTCTATCTCCATACTTAAAAGAATTGCTGTAATAAACTACATTGCTTGAAACATATAAATTTAATCCTTCAGCAGCAGTTGCTGGATTAGCCACAAAAATCCTAGCTTTTTTGTTCTGAAACTTTAATAAATTGTCTGCTCTTTCTTCTGTATTGGTTGAGCCATCATACCTAACATTGCTAATGCCTTTATCATTTAATGCCTTACAAACAACATCTATATCATATCTAAAACGACACCAAACAATAAAACTTTCATTAGGCAAAGCATCATCAATAATTTCTAAAAGCAAATTTAATCTAGGATTAACAGAATCTATATTGTTTGTTTGGTCTGGAATGGTCACAACAAAATTGCTAGTAATTTGTTGAAGTTTCATCAATCTAGTTAATGCCATAGGAACAGAAAATTGTTGATTGTCTAATTCAATAATATAATCTTCTTTGACCTTATCATATATCTTTCTTTGTTTATCAGTTAATTTAAAATATCTTTTTGTATAAATTTTTCTAGGCAAATCTAAACATTCTTTTTTAGTGACACGATAAGAATGTGGTTCAAGTGTCTTTTTTAATTCATCTAAATTTCTATAACTTTTTAATTCATCATATTGCCTACTTGCTCCCCAATTCATTTTCTTTTCAAAAACACCAAAATAATTTTTGAATGAATAAAATGAGTGATGGTCTATGATTGTAGGATCTAGAAATTCAAATTGTGAATAAACATCAAATGGTGAATTTGTTACAGGTGTACCAGTTAAGATTCTTTTATAACTAGCATATTTTCCTAATTTAATTATATTTTTAGTTTGTTTTGCTTTTATATTTTTAATTCTAGCTGATTCATCAACTATCATCATAACATTTTTTCTTTTACAAAAATCTAAAAAATTTTCAATAGCATGAGAAACTCTAAAAGATTCTACATTAGTAGTTAAGATGCAAAGTTCAGGAGAGTTAAGCATGTCTAAAAATTTTTCTTTAAATTTTCTACTCCTTGATTTACCTGATTCCCAAAACATTGAATTGTATTTTATATTCTCAGGCATGTGTTTTGGTATTTCATCATTTAACCAGTTTCGGTGAACACCATTTGGTGCTATAACTAAAACAGCATCAACCATACCTTTATAATATAAATATGAAAAATTATCTATAATGACTTTAGTTTTCCCTGTGCCTTGCTCCATAAGCAATGCATAATTAGCCATATCTTTAGTTTTATTGAAAATATACTCTTGGTGTTTGTATGGTTCTGTTTTAAATTTATATTCCATGTATTCTATTAATTGCTCGTTCTACTAATACCTTAATATTTATTCCTTTTAAACCCCTAGCCAAATAAAATTTTTCAAGTCTATAATATAAAAACTTAATATAATCTGGTTCTGCTCCAGCAGCAGCACACCAAAAATGAAAAATTTTAGTTGGTGTGGTTAAAAAATTTTTTGCTGCACTCGTCACTATTTTTAACTCTGATGGACCACAGGAACTAGATGGATTTAAACACTCTACACTATCCATAAATGCACGGACAAGAACTGCTTTAGCCAATTTAGTTTCTGGGATCTCATCATAATCTATTTTAAATACTCCTTCATTGAGTGATTTCCACGACATGTTCTAATCTATTGCCTTGAACATTGCATGATTTCTTGAAACAAGTGCATATTCTTATAGTATTATATGACCTTCCCAAATAAGTATAGCCAATTAATCCATCAATTTCTGATTGAGTACATGCCCCACTTTGTGTCATTCTTTCAGTTGGCATATAAGAGTTCTTGATATCATATGAATTTTCTATATGATATACAAAAACTGCTGGATGAAATGGACAATCTAAATCATAGACTTTATCACTATTGTAATCTGGTTTTACTACTGCATATCCATTGATTTCACATGATAACATTACCATCTGAATTTCCTTTTGAATCAATTTGTGATTCGTTTTTGTTACAGAAATTTTAGCTGATTTTGTATAACCATTATATGAAACAACACCAATAGATGAAATAATACCAATAATAGCAACGACGACTAATAACTCAATTAATGTAAATCCACAGAGTTTAGTTTTTTTCTTTATTTTCATGGTTCTATTTACTTTGTTTATATTAAAAAAGTAAATAAATAAACGCAAATTAACGCAGAAGTAGTATTCTATTTACTTTCAGCTTAACTTTTATTATTTACTTTTACTATTTACTTATTATATAAAGTAAAGTAAGTAAAGGAATATAAATGAGAATAAAACATAATTTTATAAAAATAAGCATTTTGCAACCAGAACGAAGATTTAATAATAACTCATATAGAAGCAAGGTTGTACAATTAATTAGTGAATTAAATACACAACCACTTTTATTAAGCGAATTGATAAGTAATGCTAAAAATAAATTTAACTTTGATGAAAAACTTACTTTATCAATTATTAGTAAATTAAAAGGATGCGGATATATCTCTTTAGATACAATTGTTAAAGAGGAAAATATATGATAATAGCTGGTGCAGGTTTGGCTGGTCTAATTGCTGGTAATATTTTTAGAAATTATTCTCCACGAATAATTGAAAGGCAGAAGAGTCTGCCTAATAATCACAAAGCCATTTTAAGATTTAGAGACCATTCAGTTTCAAAAGCAACAGGAATTGAATTTAAAAAAGTTAAAGTAAGAAAGGCAATTGCCTATCAAGGTGAATGGTTAAGTCGTTCAAATCCAAAAGTTGCTAATTTATATTCAATTAAAGTCACAGGGAAAGTACAATCTCGTTCTTGTTGGAATTTAAGTGATTCAGAACGATATGTATCTCCAGAAGATTTTATAGAGAAAATTTCTAATGGATTGAAAATAGAGTATAATGAAACTCTACATAAATCTATGTTTGATGGTCAACCTATTATATCTACAATACCTATGCCAGCAATGATGGATTTAGTTGGTTGGAAAGATAAACCTGAATTTCCTTTCAGAAGTATTTGGTCTTGTTGGTGTAATATAAAAGATTATGATGTTTCAGTTAATCAAACTATTTATTATCCAGATTTAAAAGACCCATATTATAGAGCATCAGTTCTAGGAAATAAATTTGTACTTGAATATAATCAAGAGCCATGGCAATCCCATGAAGATATTCTATCAGTATTAAGTAAAGATTTTGGTCTTGATACAGAAGTGACAGACATTAATGTTAAAAAACAAAAGTATGGTAAAATTTCTGCAATAGATGACAATTTAAGAAAAGAATTTTTATATTATCTAACAAGAGAGTTTAATGTTTATTCACTAGGAAGATTTGCTACCTGGAAACAAATTATACTTGATGATGTTGTAGATGATGCTAATAAAGTTATGAAATTAGTCAATGTGGAAAATAAAAGAAGAAACTATCATGTTAATATGAGTATAATGAATGGAGATACAAATGAAAGTTAAATTAGTTTCCTATACTTCAGATGCGAAAAATTTATTAATCTTTACTAAAAATACAAGATTGTTTGATTCTGAAGATAGTTATGGTGATGTAGCATCTTGGCCAGAAAAAAAGAAGCAAGAGGAATTAGATTATATGTTAAAAACTATTAAATCAAGTTGGGAATTTATAGATTATACTTTTTTAATATCTGGTGTAAGTAGAGGTTTTACTCATCAGTTTGTTAGAACTCGTAATGCAAGTTATGCTCAGCAATCTTTAAGAGTTGTTGATAAAACTGACTTTCAGTATGTGACACCAGAACGATATACTGCACCAGAATATACAGAAGCCAAAGCATTATTTGATGCAACAATGAAAATTATTAATAAATCATATAAAGGTTTATTAAAATTAGGAATCCCTGCAGAAGATGCTCGTGGTATATTACCAACAAATGTATGTACCAAAATTGTTGCAAAATTTAATTTAAGAACTCTTCATGAAACTGCTAAATCTAGATTATCACCTAGAGCACAGCACGAGATGAGAGAGGTTTTTAAACTAATGGTTGCTGAAGTTGTTAAAGTTCATCCTTGGGCAAAACCTTTCCTAGAACCAACAGAATGGTCGGCTCCTAGCATGTATAGGAGTTTAAATAAGGAACAATTTAAGGAGGATAAACCAAATGGCACTAAATGATGAAACAAAACACATTCATCAAGAGAAAGTTAGTGATGTTGTAAAACTCCCACAGGGAGTACACGAAACACAACATCAACCTGCAACTCTAGTAAAATATGCCAGTGGTAAACACCAGTTCTTAAATGAACAGGATTACCAAAGGCATAAAAGTTTGATTGAATGGTATAGTAGAGAAGAATCGTTAGAAGGCAATTAATGAATAAGTAGAACGAAATTATGGCAATAAATATAGTGACAGACCTAGATGGCACTCTGTGTGATTATTCACATAGACTTGCACATTTAAAAACTAGAAATTGGGATAAATTTAATGGTCAATGTCTTGAAGACAAACCAATTATACCCATATTAGATATGATTCAGGCTTTACATAGCTTTGGTGCTAATATATATATATTTACTGCAAGACCAATAGATTATTACAAACAAACAAGAATGTGGCTTAACAAATATAAAGTCCCATTCATAGATATTTATATGCGAGGACATGATGATTTACGATCGGACAAAGATGTCAAAGCAGATTTCATAAAAGATTTAATAGAAGTAAAAAAACAAAAAATACATTTAGCAATAGATGATAGACTTACCATAGCCAATTTGTTTAGGTCAAAAGGTATTGTTTGTTTGCACGCTAGAGATGGAGATGATGATTATGACAAACACAAATAAATTCTTCATGATTTTACTAATGCTAATGACCACAGGTTGTTCTGAATTTGCTTTTCTTGCAAGTGGAACAAGTTTCGCTGTTAGTCAAAATGCTTATGCAAAATCATATAATGGTGTAGATATTTTAACAATTATAAGTACAGAAAAAAGTATAAAAACACATACAATTAATAAAACAAAGGAGATCATAGAGAACAAATGGCACAATACCAAGGTGAAAAAACAGCATTAGAGTTTTTAGAAGAAGCAATAAAAACTTACAAAGAACGAAACAAAGTCTATGGTAAAAATTATTATAGATTTGGAGAAGTGATGAAAGTATTATTTCCAGAAGGTATATTCTTACAGACTGAAGGTGATTTCAATCGTTATGGTGGCATATCAGCTATTGTAGGAAAACTATGTAGATATGCTAATAGCTTTGAACAAAAATGTGGACATACTGATTCTATACATGATTTAGGTGTGTATGCTTTCATTCAACAAGAACTTGATAATTATTATAGACTACAAGATAGATTAGATTTAGATAAAATGGAAGAAAAAAACCAAGAAGAGCAATATCAAAAAGACTGTAAAGCACTACGAAAAGATGGCACTGCTAAAGCACCAATACTACCAGATAAAACTTTAAAGAAATTTACATCAGATTCTAATTATGAAGAAAACCTTATAAAATATTCAAGAGGAGATTTAAAGTGATAGTATTTGATACAGAAACAACAGGACTTCCTCTACCAGAAACAGCACCATTAGACAATCAACCTAAAATTATTGAAATTGCTTTAGTCAAATTAGATTTTGATTTAAAGGAAATTGATAGATATGAAACTTTAATCAATCCTGAGATGAATATACCTCCAAGTGCAAGTGCAGTTAATAATATTGGTGATGAAGATGTAAAAGATAAACCACCATTTGCTGGAGTTTATTCTAAAATATGTGATTTCTTTTTAGGTGAAAGAGAAGTTTATGCACATAATTGTCCCTTTGATATTACAATGTTGAACTTTGAACTTAAAAGACTTGGCTATGAAACTAAATTTCCATTTCCTCCTGAACAAAAGTGTACAGTAGAATTAAGTAGACCTTTATTACAATCTGAAGATGCACCTCGTTCATTAAGATTAATAGATTTATACCACCATGCCTTTGAAGAAAAGCATAAAGCACACAGAGCAATGAATGATGTTGAAGCATTAGTAAGATATATTAAATGGATGAGAGAAAAATTCTTAATATGATAAATTTAAAAGTAAGAACTGAATATAGTTTTAGAAAAGCATATGGAAGACTTGAAGATGTTGTTGCTAAAACAAAAGGTAATGCACTTGGTATTGCAGATTCTGGTACTTGGGGTTGGGTAAAATTTAAAAAAGAATGTAAGAAACAAAATAAGAAACCAATTTTTGGTATGGAATTTGCAGTTGTTATGAATGCTGAAGAAAAAACTAAACAACCTACAAATTATATGACGATGATTGCAAGAAATAAACAAGGTGTTAAAAATATATATGAACTATCAACTCATTCAAATGACTTCTTTTATTATGAACCAAGAATAGATTATGTAAAATTATTAGACTTTTGTAATGATGATGTTATCCTACTTTCTGGTGCTAATCCACAAATTAGTTTATTCAAAGGTTTAAAGAATTTTTATCTTGAAGCAAGTCCTCGTTCACCAAGTTGGTTAAGGAAAATCAATCAAGTTAGCAAAGACACTAATTTGCCTATTGCTGCTTGTTCAGATAATTATTATCCACGACCAGAACACAAAGGTATTTATGAAATTTTAGTTGGAGAAAGAAACAGATACACTAGAACAACCATTCAGTATATTGCTAATGAATGGGAACTAAAAACAGCAATGCCTATGATTAATGGTTCGGCTTATAAAATTAGTGAAGATATTGCTAATGAAATAGAAGAATTTGACTTACCAGTTGCAACAAATGTAAAATATAAACCTACAATGACATTGGAGCAAATTTGTTTTATAAATGCTAAAAAGAAAAATGTTGATTTAAGCGATCCAATTTATGGAAAAAGATTACAATTAGAATTAAAACTAATTAAAGAAAAGCAATTTGAAGATTATTTCTATGTTATCTCTGATATGGTAAGTACTGCTAAAACAGAAATGCTAGTTGGACCAGCAAGAGGAAGTTCAGCTGGAAGTTTAGTTTGTTATTTGCTAGATATTACTGATGTAGATCCAATTAAACATAACTTAATGTTTGAAAGATTTATTGATGTTAATAGAATGGATTTGCCTGATATTGATATTGACTTTCCAGATGTTAAAA